TTTGGGGCAACTTTGTTGCACCAGACGGCACACTTGTTTGGGAGAACTGCCAAGCCATCATTGCAAATGACCTCCATGTGGTCATGAAGCCACGTCCAATTAAGTTCTGGCATGCAGAAGACCCCTACATCTCTTGCCCTATCTTGCGGGTGCCACACTCGGTGTGGGGCAAGACACCAATGGATGCAGCAGCACTGCTCAACATTGCAGCCAATGAAATGTTTAACCTCATTCTAGACGGTGGCCTTGCTGCAGTTCACGGCATCAAGCAAGTGCGTGAGCACTGGCTAGAAGACCCATCACAACTTGAGGATGGCCTTGCACCAGGAACCACTTTGCGTGTGAACACTTCTTGCCCTCCAGGTGCAACAGCTTTTGAGCGTGTGGACACAACTACAATCCCGCCTGAGGTGCTGCCAGTGTACAACACACTGGTGCAGGAGTTTGTCACAGCCGCCATGACCAGTGACCTTCGCATGGGTGTGACGCCTTTTCATCAAGTCAAAGCCACTGAAATTGTGGAGTCCTCACAAGCAAACAGCACCATGTTTGCGGCTATCGCCAAACACATTGAGGCAGATTTTGTAAAACCACTGCTGCACAAGTGTTGGCTGACCATTGCGCAGCACTTTGGTGAAATGGACCCACGTGAGTTAGGCACAGTGCTTGGTGACAAGCGTGCTGAAGAAATCCTCATGATGGGACCTGAGGGCATTTTTGCTGAAACAGCAGGCCAAGTGAAATTTGAGGTGTTTGGCATCAGTGAGACACTGAACAAGCAAAAAGAATTCACCAAACTGCAAGCAATGCTGCAAACAATTTCGTCTAGTCCAGTTATCATGGAAGAATTCACCAAAAAATACGACTTTGGTAAGTTGCTGACAGAGATCATGCGTTCGATTGATGTGCCGATGTATAAAATAATGAACGACGACATTTTGAACAACAATCCAATGGGGCAACAGCAGGCTTCACCTGGGCCTGGTGGCCCACCACAGCCTGGACAACCTCCAGGGCCTGCTGGGCAGCCAAATGCTGTGCCAAACATGCAAAGCCAGATACCACAGGCTGGCGCAGCCGTAAATCAAGGTGGCCAAAGTCCTTTTCCACAACCTAATTTTCCCGCGAGCCGTGCGCTTGCGGCTGAGGGGAGATAAAAATGAGCAAGATGAAAAAACAAATGTACAGCCATGACAGCAAAGACATGGGCAAGCCTAAGATGAAAGACATGCAGCCAAAATCAGGCAAAAAAGGTTTTGGTGTGCCTGCTTATCCGACAATGGAAAAGCAAATCATGCACAAGCCACACAAAGCTGTGGATGGGCCAAGTGAAATGAAGTCCACTGGTGGTGGGCCTGTGCACAAAGGCATCAAAGGTGAAAGCGAAATGAAAGAGTCAAAGCTTGGCATGGGCCACAAAATGGCACCCTACCATGAAGCTGATGGCGTAAAGGGTGACTTGCACGCACACCTTGGCAAATTTGGTGAAAAAGGAAACTTGAAAAAAGGCCACGTCAGCCTTGAGAAAGTTTCTGCCGATAGCTTTGGTGAATACGCTGACGACAAAGGTGTCGAGCGCGTGATCAAAAGCAAATAACCAACCCTCCAACAAAGGTTGTCTAAGTGGATGAAAAAGAAGAGCGGCTGCACAAATCAGCCGCCAATGCTAAATTGCTTTCGCTAAACGAATCAGTGCTGTTTCCTCTTTTGAACAAAAAAGTGGAGCAGAATATTGCGACCCTCTGCGAAGACTTCAAGCAGGGTAAACCTGTGGACCTAAACGCAATTGCCTATCTGGCAGTGGCTCGTGACATGGTGCAAGAACTGGACAGTTTGGCTCGACATGGCTTGCGTGACGCTGAGAAGCTTGGCCTGACCAAGCCTCAATAAACAACAAAGGAGCATTCATGGAAGGCACATTTGCCACAGAAGTAAAGTCGGCCAGGCGTTCAGCCGTAGCCGCAGAACGAGCAGCAGCCCCGGCAGCAGAAGCACCAGCCGCAGCTAGTTCCAAAGTGGAACCACCTGCAGCACCTGCCGTTGGCACAAAAGAGGCCGCACAAGCAGATGCCGCTGATTTCTTCAAATTGCCCTCAGGTGAGGCGCCAATTAATCCAGAGGCCAAGACAGCAGTCGAGCCAGCCGCGCCTAAAGTAGAGCCAACTGCAGAGGTTAAACAGGCTGCTGCAGAAGCAGTCAAAGCCCAACCCATTAAAATTGGCAACCGCACCTTTGATAAAGTTGAGGACGCTGTTGAGTACGCCAAGGAACTTGAGCGGGCCAGGTCAGAAGACCAGGCTTACATTGAAGGTGTCAAAGATGCCTCCAAACAAGCAGCCAAGCCACCAGAGGAAGCTAAAAAGTCACCTGCAGAACAATTTGCCGAGGATGTATTCGTTGACCCAGTCAAAGCAGCAAAAGCTTACAGTGAAGCCATCAAAGAAGAGCTACGCCAAGAGTATTTACAGGGCCGCCAACAAGAGGCCGTGCAAATCACTCGTCAACAGCAGGAAGCGCAGGCTTGGGATAAATTCTACCAGGCAAATACTGATCTATCCGAACCAGACACTCGTGATCTAATCCAAGGCTACCTGGTGAAAAAACACTGGGACGAGATCAAAGACCTGCCACCTGACGAAGGCTTCAACAAACTTGCCGAGTACAGCAGAAAAGCCCTTCGCATCAGCAAGCAAGCAGCACTGCCTACCACAGTCATGCCAGCAGGGCCTGTCACGCCTACAGGCAATGGTGACGCTGTCCCAGTAGCGCCTACTCCTGCGGTGCAACAAGAAAAAGTTGATTTTGTCTCTCAAGTAAATAACCTGAGAAGGCGTAAGAAGTAATAAATCCCTTCCAGTTTCGGCGGGGGCAAACTTTCACAAGGAGTGACTGTTATGTTTTCATGGTCGTTCGACGCTCCCACAGGGACTTACAAGAACCACGAGTTGAGTTCTAAGCTGCGGATTGCATCCATTGCACAGACCAAGTTCTTGCAATTTGTGCGTCCTGAGCCTGGCTACGGCAAGAAGAAAGGTGAAACAATCACCATCACTCGTCTCTCAAACATCGCTGTTCCAAGCAATGGTCGTATCTCTGAGAATAACAGAATTCCAGAGGACAACATTGTTTTGACTACTGTTGCAATCACAGTGTCTGAGTGGGGCCGTGCAGTTCCTTACACAAGCCTGGCAACTGACCTTGGAAAATTTGACCCTGAGTCAATGATTCAAAAGAAGTTGAAAGACCAAATGGCTTTGGTGCTGGATGCTGCTGCAGCCGCTGCGCACAAAACTGGACAGATCAAAGCAGAAGCGATTGGTTCTACTTCAATCAATTTTGACACTGCTGGCTCTGCTACTCAGCAAGCTGTTTCTAACTTGCAGGTTTATCACGTTGAGCAAATTCGGGACTACATGTTCTCGACTTTGTTTGTGCCACCATACGAAGGTGACGACTATGTTTGCTTGGTTTCCACTAAAGCAAAGCGTGGTGTAATCAATGACCCTGCTTGGGAAATTTGGCACAAGTACACTGACCCAGAAGCAAAATGGGCAGGAGAGATTGGCCGCATCGAGAATATTCGTTTTGTTGAAATCAACAACACTGGTGCACTGTCTGGCTCTATCGGCTTGAACGGTGTGGCGGGTGAGGCAATCTTCATGGGTGAGGACGGCGTTGCGATGGCAGTTGCTGAAGACCCTGAGTTGCGTGCAGCTATCCCACAAGATTACGGTCGTGCACAATCGGTTGCATGGTACGGTATCTTGGAATTCGGATTGGTATGGAACACTGCCAATGCGGGTGAAGCAAAAGTTGTTCATTTCACAAGCACATAACGGTTTGATTTAAAA